GGGGAAAAATGTAGAAAACCAATCATCTTTAAAAACGATCCGCAACCAGGCTATATGATCCATTAAAGGCTTAACATACCAAAACTGATTACGACGATGGACGTCATGAACAACTGATAAACTCCGGGCACTCGTGCCCTTGAAACTCAGGTATTACTAACGTAAATCGGGGGGCACCCCAGGAAATAACTAAATTGATGGTCATCTCCCGTCGCGCGGAAAATGCTGGCGTATTGAATATTGCCAGCGGAGTAAACTTGAAGTCTACTCAATGGGAAAGAGGCGTCAGTGGAATTGATAGTAGCTCCACCTATTGTATTTTGGACCACGCTCGCCTTAAGCATGCAGTAATACGGCACTTTCGCACTAGTATAACTCATCCCTTGGTCGGTTACAACCATACCACCACATGGTAAGGTGCTGTCAGTTATGACCTGGGAATAGTTTCCTAGAGTGTTCGTATACTGTGGAAACCCATTATTCAAGGCTGTACCTAGATTATAGGGGTCGTCCGGGGTATTACATAGAATCATTTGCGTATTCGCTCCTGAAACTGTAGGGTCCTTTTGAATGCCAATCACTATCGACCCTCTTTGAAAGAGGTACATCGGACCAAAGTAATTGTAGGGGCCGTAAGCAAGATCACCCTGAGTCATCGTCCCATCGGTTTTAATCGACGGAATATGAATGACATAAGGGTTAATGCTCAACGAAGAAGCGTTCCTAGCAGCCGTAGTAAATACAGGCGTCAACCTATTTAGGAACTGTTTAATAGATCCCCACCTTTCACCTACAGATTCACACGATTGAGCACAATCTTCAGGGCCAATTCTAGAAGTAGCAATAGGCTTTGAAATAGCTTGCGCAATACTCGATGAGTCCATTTGGGGAGAATACGGGTGTACAGTAGTGGTTCGAGGGACAGCAAACTCAAAATCTGGACCACCTCTCACATAAATCAAGCAATCAATATCAGGGGAACAAGTGTCTGGAGCTCTAAGCTCATTCAAGACAACAATATCCAAGTAACCTGAGACATCGCTCGAACCCCATTTATTAGAGATATAATTCGTCTCCAACAAGTAGGGTAAAGTAAGAGTGATCTCACTCTGAGTGCGAATATCCACAATCTCACGTAGGGCCAACTGTGCTGTCGTCAACGTAGGGGCCGTTTCGGTACCAGCATTATAAGGAGTCCAAGTAATTTGCAAACGACCAGAATGGTAATCGGTCTTAGCAAACTTAATTGTAATCTCAATAGACCCTCGCCAAAGTCCAAAACATGGAGCGAGATAGTAGATAGGTGCACCTTGGTGAAAAGTCACAACGTGCGCACCACTAGTAAAAGTACCCGTATTATAAAAATTCTGAGGGCACATGGGCTGTGCATTCAAAATGGGTGTAGTGGAAATATCACCTCCATGCCACGTAAAGCTCTTCCAGTAGGTAGAAACCCTTGAGAGAAACTTAAAACTCATCTCATCACAATCGTACAAAGAAAGACGATCTGTGATACAAGTTTTATTCGTAGCACTTATAGCCAAAGGATAAGATGGATCTAACCCATCACTAACGGCCATATAACGATTCCACTGTCGACTAACTGTATGGCTTGCCCCTTCATCAAGAGGCTTTGACCAACCAAAAGCAGAAGCAACATCACCCATAAAACCAGTAACCCATGCAGCAGGACCCATAACAGAGGATAAAATAGGAACACCCTCCAAAGTCGTAGCCACACTAGAAACAGTTTTCAAAACACTGCTCACGGAACCAGTAGAATACTTAGATTCCTCCGACTCACTCAGAGGACCCGTTCTCCCACGAAATTTAGCCATCTGGGGCACCATAGGCGCAGCTAACTCGAGATCCTCAAAATGAAGATAAATAGAGTAGTCGACTGTAAGTTCAGTCCCACCAGTAGCAAGGACACTCAATACATTTAAGTACAATGTGCCCCAATTATAAAGACCCGTTTTCAAATTCAACCAATTGTTTGGAGCAATATATGGTAATTCGAGAGTCGCAACACTATCGCGACAATCTAACTCCACACAGGGGAGCATCCTCAGGCCAGCAAGGGTTAACGTGTGTCTCGTGGCAAAGCCAAGATCTGCACTCGTAAAATTACCCTGCAAAGGCATGATACTCAAAAGCAACTTACCCTGTTGAAAAGGTGTAGAATTGATCACAAGTCGAATCACTGGTTTAGCACGCATAAGATTATAACCCTGGAGTTTATTCGTCCAGTAAGCGTTATTCATCAACTCGGTATACAAATTTGTGCTATACAGTGCACCACCAGCAAAGGTATCAGAAGTGTGCCATGTGCCTTGTTTAATCATAAACGGCTTGGCTAAGAAATTCTGAATCCCAGTATCAGGAAAACCTATCGCAGAAGGTTCATCCTTGGTGGATTTTGTTACTGCAACTGCTAGACCCTCATCGGTAAAAACAGTTGTTTGCTGAGTGTCACAACACGACATCTCAGAAGGAGCGGCTTGGATAGTATCCATAGAAATAGCTGACGTAGTAGTAGTAGAAGAATTCATGAAAGTATTATGTCAGGATTCATGAGTGTCACCTGCAATTATAAAGACACACACATAGCTCTCGCTCGGTTTTACTAATTTATGTTAATTTACGGAGTTTCATATAAAGACCTTTTCTATCCCGATCCGTCGGGCGCGGTAGTACAGCCCGAAGACCAGACCTAGAAGTATCTAGACATTTACACACTCCAATGCAAACTAACAAAGGGGCCTAGAGATTAATAACCTTAACATCTCTTCGGTCCCTAATTGTGGTAGATTAATGTCCTCCACAGGACGGAAGGTACCTAATAGTACCCCTGAACTTCAGTTCCCATGTACTTACGAAAAGCCTTCTCATAAGTATCAAGGGTTGGCACATAATTCAAAACACGAATCGATGCCTCAGCAATTACAGGGTACCGCAAGTCAAACTCTTCAGGACCCCAGGCAGACCACTCAGTCAACGCATGTTCAATCGACTGACAATAATCACCCAGTTTAAAAACTCTACCTGTCCAGTTCAACATCTCAATAATGCTTTCCTTTCTGAGCGCACCCGCCCAATAATCAAACTTTGGATGGAAAATCCACATCCGTTTCAAAAACTCAATCTCCATAAAAGACCGATGTTCAACAGTAATCGCACCTTTATGTTCCGGGGTATAATACATATCAATCTTGGCAGACGACATCATCATTGAACTCTGTGTAATCTCACTAGACCACGCATCACTCACATTTATAATGTTGTCGTCTCCATTCTTGAATATAGATACGTTCTCAAAGAACTCCTCCCAGTCAATAGGTTTCGATCCATCATATGCCTCCGCTCCTCCAACAGCTAACAACTTAGTATCCATGATAGAATACATCAAATTTGTCCCGTTCATGAAGCTGCCCGCATGGGCTGTCAAGAGCCACCCCGATGTCAAACTTCCGAACCATTCAACAAGAATGTCACTCATGACTGGTACGCCTTCGGCGTTCGGAATCCACACCTTTTGAACATGTAATGTACGCATAACAGCACACATAAACATATCACGAACGTTCTTTTCTAAGGGGTTGCAACCTATATAGAAGGCATTGACAAAATCAAAGAAAGTGTAAAAACCAATAATCATCTGCTTCTTATCAAACCACTTCACGTCACCAGAAATAATCTTGGGACCCTTAGAAGTAATATGGCGCCAGAAGATATTAAAATCAGCATAGACATTCATTCCCAGAGTAAAACCATTATGCATACAATTTTCAATAACCCAATTAACTAAGGGCATAAAATACATGCGAGCGAGAATATATCGATGGAGTTGGTAAATGTTAAACATACGCGAACGACCTTCACGAACCTTCTCCACAGACAACAACTCGCTCTTCAGCGTGTCAATAATAATATCTGGAACATATTGTCTCTCTGCCATTTTCTCCTCCATAGCGTGAACAGTCTTTTTCAACTCAAGAACCTCAGGTTTAGTCAAATCAATCTCGCCATCGGTGAAGAAAATATCTTTCTTTGTGATCCCTTTATTGGAATAGCCATAACCGCATGACGTAGACATATCAATGCCTTTAAACACACCGGGACGACCAACCACAGCTTCTTCAAAAGAAATTATACCAGGTTCTACGGGAACAGGAGACGAATGTTTAAATATATGCTTGATCTGAGCCTTAGCACACTCCTCATAGAGAATAGGATTAACACTGCCATCATTCTTACTATAAGATTTCATTGCCTCCATCATCGGATCAACCCACTCACCATCCTCGTTCTTAAAACGAGTCAAACGGCTAGGTAACTTAGTAGGGGGTCCAAAAATTCCATGTAAAGGGGCCTGTGCAATATCACTCTTGGTAGCTCGATGAACAGGTTCAGCCAAGCCATGGACCATCATATGTTCAACACCAGGAAGTGGAATGCACATCTCACGCACAATATCACTAGTATGATCTTGCATAGGTCCAAACATAGCCAACAAGTCTTTAATATCTTCAAGATAAACAGCAGCAGCATAACCATGCTTTTGTCCATTGTGACCAGCAGTATGGATACCAAAAATCACAGGTTGAGGAAATTGGTCATCAGTTAAGAGGTAGGGAAAACCACAATCACCTTTATCACAGGTAACTTGCACATGAAAACCCTCAGCGCACATTGTAGTAGGACCAGTAAAAACACGTTTATCTTTATCCCACTCCCCATAAACTTCATTGACTGTATAATCAGCCTGTGTAGGAATACCATTAAAACCATTAGAATGACATCTCACCATGGCAGACCAAACAGGACCTTCAGTCAAATCAAGAGAACGAGGAGCAAACATGTGTAAAATCTTACTCTTCTCATCAATTACACGAGGCATCTTAACTAGGCTCCAATCAAGATGTGGATGATCATGGTGTTCAGTCTGAGTCCAATCAAACCGTATGATGTTTGACTCAACATTCGAAGAAAGACGCAAAGCTAGATCAAGTTTATGACCATCAGCATAAATCGTCTTAAAATTACGAACATAATGTTTAGGTAACAAACAAACGCGCCCACAGATGAAAACGACTCTACCCAGAACATACCACTTACTGGTCAAAGGATTCAAATGAAGAAGATCATAGATATGTTGAGAACTCAACTTAGTAGCAATATTCATGGCATTGCTCCGAAAATCATGCATCTGTTCTTCAAGAACCTGCACAGGAACATGTACAGTTGATTTCATAGCAGCAGCACGGTTAGCCTTACGGGTCTTCTTATCAACACGCTTCTGGACAATCTTAGGCTCGAAACTCTGCTCAACTAAATGAACACGAGCAAACTTCCAAGCAGTATACATGGCACCTAACATACCAATAACCAAAATAGCCTTCTTAACACGAGGATCCTCAATCCAGGAGTCAGCAACATAGGCAAGTTCTTCCATAGCAGCAACAACAGGCTTCTCATAATCAGAGTCATCAGAATCAATAGCAAAAGTACGAGTAGGATAAAAATACTCCATAATATCCGTAAAGAAACCTTGCTCATTCATGGGTCTTCGAGGAAATAACTCATTCGCACGATCTAAACCATCACGATTGACCACCTCCCAAAAATCTTCACCAGTAAGGGCCATTCTTCTCTTCAAAGCACGACTTCTTAAAATCTTATCAGACTTTGAATTACTAAAGAAAACACTCTGATTACGATCATGTTGTTGAACAAGAAACTCTTCAATACCTTCAGCATCAAAATGTGGTCCAACAAGTTCACCAGTATAAAAATCAGTCTGGAGAAACTCATAACAATCTTCCAAAGGACCCCCATCTTTATCTTTAGGCATATCAGCAGCATCCTTGATACATAACAACCAAGGATTATTATTGTTTTCTGTATAAGCCTTCAAAGACTTCTCAGTACAGTACTCCTTCTTAGGAAACAAAGTAAAT